TGGATGGTCGTCAATATTGGCGACGAACGGTGTTTACGCCATATAAGCATAAGCGCAAAGAACAGCGCGAATCCTCTGGTCAAGATTGGACGAAAGTGTTTGAATTATTAGAGCCACTCAAGACTGAATTTCCAGTCTCACTTCCCTATAAAACATTACGCTTGGACGGTGCTGAAGCCGATGACATTATCGGGGTGCTAACGATGAAGTACGCACCCCATCAGCCGATTTTGATTGTATCCTCAGATAAAGATTTTATTCAACTGCACGGATATGGTCCTCGCGTCTTACAATATTCACCTGCCAAGAAAACTATGATTGGGACCATGCACCCACATTCTTATCTTAAGCAACTGATCTTTACAGGTGACAAAGGCGATGGCATTCCGAATGTCTTGTCTGCTGACGATACCTTTGTGACTGGTATTCGTCAAAAACCGCTGACACAGAAACGATTGACAGAGATGATGGAAATGTCACTCAATGAACTTCCCACAGAGATTCTTCGCAACTATAAGCGAAACGAACAACTTATTGACTTCACTCAAATTCCTGATAGCATCGTCACTCAAATTCATGAGGCCTATGATCGCGCCACTTCGGCGACCAAGCAGGAGTTTCTCTCTTATCTTATTAGCCACAAGTGTGCCCGTCTCGTCGAGTGTATCCATGAATTCTAATAGATTTCGTCCCACACTCGTAAATAACCTAACTAAATATCAGTAGGTGTGGTGAATTCACTATTATACAGGAGGATCTGTTATGGGCTATATGTTGTATCATGAACTGTTTGAAACCTTTATAAGTGCAGCCAGCAAAGAAGAGAAAATTAAGGTTTTACAGAAATTCGCACTCTCTCGCGGTGGGTCGCGTCTTCCAGAATTCCTCAATGCTGCGTTCAATCCAGCGGTCAAGTTTGATATTACCAAGATTCCCAAGTATACACCCTCACCCCTTCCAGCAGGATTAAACGATACCTATCTTCATCAAGAACTCGCGAAGATGTATTTGTTTATTGAGGGGCACCCACGGCGCATAGCGAAACTGCCGCCCAAAAAAGAACAAACGATTCTGACACAAATTCTATCCTACTTACATGCGGGAGAGGCGTCTTTGTTCTGCGCGCTGCTAGAAAAGACTCTCAGTCTTCATGTTCCAGGGTTAACCGCGCAACTCGCAAAAGAGGCATTTCCTGATCTTCCCTTTGAACCAGGAGCAACACACACGGCAGCAAAGACCGCTGCTGCACCCAAGGCAAAGAAAAGCAAGAAAACTGTCTAATGACGCAGAAGGCAAAATTAGTTAAGAAGTTTGATGTGCTAATGGAGCTCAAAGAGTATCAGCGATTATTGCAATTATCGGAAAACTATGGCATCTCAATGGGGGCTATCGTGCGACTGGCGTTGCGCGATCTGTATCAAAAGATTGACAGTACGACAGGAACACGCCAAACGATCAATCCAATTCTCAAAAACCCCACCCAATCTCCACCGCCAGAAATGGATGATTTTTGGCGTTCATTTAGAAGTTGAATAATGATAACTCGCTATTTCTGTTTGGATAATAAGTATCTAATCGCAGACACCGAGTGGTCTGCCTATGAGGAGAGCGGAGTGAATTGTTATGTTCGCGCTGAAGATTATGTGGCTTTACACAAGAAATTGAATGCCCTGCGTGAAACATTGCGGTATACTGAATTGTGGCTTAATAAGTCCACTCTCAAAGAATACTAAATACTAGTGATCGGGGAATGCACACAGACATCGGACGAGAGCCTTTCTCTCATATATCCATTACGTCTGGTTGTAGCAGAATCCGATATATAATATGAGACTCGTCAAGAGTTGTTGGAAGAGAATCATACGTTACTCATCCAGAGTGAACGCATATCACATCTTGTGCCACCACATGTCTGGTACTCTCAACTAATTTTCATAATTTGTGTTGTGAAATAAAGTATTATTAAAATCATGAATACGCATTTTACAATTGGTGTTCTCACTCCTGCAATTGGTAAACCAGAACTTCTAGACTGTCTCAACTCTGTTGCTACTCAAACCATTTCTGTGCGTCACTATATTGTGGTTGATGGTGAAGAGCATCGAGAGGCGGTGCATGCGCTGCTGCGCCGGACAGTCTCTGGTGCCCATTTACGGGTCATTGAGTTACAAGAAAATGTTGGCAAAGGCTTTTACGGGCATCGTGTCTATGCGTCTGTGCCGACTCTGATGAATACGGATCTTGTTTGCTATCTTGATGAAGATAACACGATTCTTCCAACGCACTGTGAATCGCTTCTCCAAACACTTCAACACACACGTGCTACCTGGGTCTACAGTCTTCGAAATATCATATCCACAGCGGGTGAATGGTTGTGTCAAGATAATTGCGAATCGTTGGGGAAATGGAATGCGTATAGCCCAGAGCCGCACTATCCCTATCGTCATATTGATACTTCGTGTTATTGTGTGCCAAGAAAAATAGCAATTGCAGCAGGACCCGCGTGGTATGGTGGGTGGGGCATGGATCGCATGTTCTTTGAACATCTTCGTACGATCGCCCCCTCATTTGAATGTAGCGGAGAATATACAGTCAATTATCGTCTCGGTGGTAATGTAGGTTCAGTCCAATTACCTTATTTTCTTGCAGGAAATGCAGCAAATCTCAAGCGATTCAATTCACAATTCCCATGGTTATCACATAAGGAGGATCATTCTCATGCACGGTAGTCGTCCACTAGAGCCAATGAATATTCGTCAGAAATTTCAGAAATTTAAAGAAAACGCTGAACCGATGTGTTCTAAAAAATCTATATACTTCGCGAATCAGCACAATAAATACGATCACGAATACGACGAATATGATCTTGAAACAGATCTCGAACAAGATACAGTTCCATTTTGGGAACAAGAGTTAGATGAATTTAATGAATCAATAAAATAAATTTTATGGTGAATCATATGAAAGGTATCTTTAACATGACAACATCTGAACTAATCAATCATCGGATCATTCAACTTCATCGCGATATTGAAATGACGTGGAAAAAGTATCGCAGTTTGCACTCAGAACTTGATGAACTTATCAAGGAACAAAGAAACATGACTGAATCTTCGTCTAAAGATCAGTTGCTCACCGAACAGGTTCTTTATTTGATGTAAGAATAGTCCCATCATGCCTGGCACAGAGAATCAAAATAGAATTGTCGATTGTCGGGGATTGCTATGCCCAATGCCTATTTTGCAGGTGCGCTTAGAACTGAATAGAATGCAGACGGGTGAGATGCTAGAGATTCTTGCTGATGATCCGACGTTTACAAAAGACTTCGCGCAATTCTGTCAACTCGCGCAGGTTGAATGGATTAATACCGAAACGGCTGAGAACTATACACGCTATTGGATTCGAGCGTAATTGAAAATTATTCATCCCATTTTTGTTTAAATAAAATTTTCATTTGATCCTCTGTCAGATTTCCGATGTGCGCAACACATGAAGCGAGAACTCTAACAGTTCTCTCAAGATTATCAAGATCAGAGTGATCAACAGGAGTCGGTGGAGAAGGTTTAGGATGACGCAATTCATATGCGGCTCGATACACATCTACTTTTGATAGATACATGTCTCCTTCAGCCCACGGAAACGGTTCTCCGTGCGCTGTATCCTTAGTGAAGGAACAGTGTCGCACGTTTTGCTCATAAATGCGACCAATACAATCAGATCTGAGAGTGTAATTGGGTTCATCAATAAGAAATTCATTGAGCGGATACATAAAATTTCCTATGCTGATTATTCCGTCGGGATGATGTTGAAAAATCATACGTGCTCCCTACTACAATTTAATCATTATGTTAAGAAATACTGTTGGCTGCATGACGTTGTGAGGTGTATTAGAACCAGAAGAACCGGTGTTATTTGTTGTTGAACCGCAGCCATTCCCCTGGAAAAAACCGGATCCGTCCGGCTGCGAATAACCACACTGCGAGCTCGTCCTAGGTACCGTGTGCTGGTGTGCAGCCATTTCTCCAACGGTTTGAGTGTGAGATTCTTCACCGATAATTTTTGCCATTGCGCGATTAGTTAGTCCAGAGCCAGATCCGTAACAAGCTAACGCACGTCCAAGGGC